GTTTCCAGTCACGATACGCGGGGGGGAGATCGCCCGCCGGCCCTTTCTGAAAAATCTCCGGAGTGAGTTTTTCTTTGAAATCTGGGTCTGATCTATATCGGTTCTACCATAAAGGTATGTTTAAAGTGGATAACTTTCCAGCAGAACATGCATTTAACTTCTTCAAATGGTTGTTTAGTCCCACGACAATCTCTATGCTGTCGGTATACGGAACAACGATTGGGTTCTCGGGACGATGGGCCTGGAAAAAGTTGGAGGCAAAACAAGACGCAGACCTTGCTAACATGAAATCTGATATCAAGGATCTGTCAGATAACGTAAATGACTCTATGCAACTCATTCAAAGAGACATGTTACGTTTACAAATCATCACCGGTATCAATTCTGGGCGTCTTTCACCAGGAGAAGTTACCATGTTGTATGATCAATATAAAGATAAAGGCGGCAATTCATACATTAGTAGAGTTGTTGACGACTATCTGGAGGAAACATTAGATGCAAAACATTCTAAGTAATATCATCGCAGTGGTTACAATAATTGTAACGCTTGGTCCGTTAGTTATTACCGGAGTTAAATACATTGGTACGAAGACTAACAGTCAAGAAATTATCACAATCGCAGAGCGTGCCGCTATTATCGTGTCGGCCATTGATAATCTTGACATCGAAAATCACGATAAGCAAGCCATGGCTATTCGCAAGCTTGTCAATTTCGCAAATGAACTTTCAATCACGTTGACTGTAGAACAAGCGACGGATTACGTTGATGACGCAGTTCGCGTGATGCATCAATCCGCTTATGAGAAAGAAAAAGTCTCAAACGGATGATGTAAAACGTGCTTTAACACCGGAAGGTCGAATGCAACAGCTTACTGCGAAAGCTTTTGATTTGGCCGAGAAACAACTTCTCGAAGGTACTATCGCTCCTTCCACACTGAATGTGTTGTTGAAAGCTGGTACTATTGAAAGCGAGCTTGCTTTAGAAAATTTACGTACACGAAATAAACTAAATAGCTCGAAAGTTGAACTTATCGAAACGGATGTTAAAGGTAAGGGTGATAGCGAAGAGGTTATTAACGCTATTCGTGGTTATAAACCATCTGTACATTTGGAGGACTAGAATGATTAAAGACGATCTTGATATTAGTTATTCAGGGGCTCTTGAACACTCTAATTTCGGAGATCGCCTGAATTATCTATCCCTTGCTAAGAAGGGTTATAAGTCGCCTAGACGATTTTCAAACCCATTTTATCATAATCCAGTTTGGCGTAAACTCAGAGATGAGGTTATCGCTAGAGATGGTGGGTACGATTTAGGAATACCGGGTGTTGAAATAGAAGGTGATGTGTTTGTCCATCATATCATTCCGATCGAGGAAGTGGATATTGAGGATTGGAATGAGGATATTCTATTGAATCCGGATAATCTTATAACGTGCTCTCACGACACCCATATGGCGATTCATTACAAAAGTAATGAAACGTTAGGTATTGTCGAAAGACAGCCTGGCGATACCAAATTATGGTGATTAGATGACAATACTCGAATACGTTAAGAATAAGGTTGATATTGAGCATGAAGATGGTGATAACACTTTTGATAGTAGATTGTTAATCGATATCGAGAGTGCGCTAGCCGAGCTTCAACAGTTAACTGATATCAAATCACAGGACGGCATTACCGCTACCACGACGTTTGAAGATATTTTATCGTCGTCCGACCAAGGACTATTAATGTTATGTAAAACGTTTGTTGGTATCTGTGTTCGACTTAGTTTCGACCCGCCGTCCGGATCTGTTCTTAATTCTTTAGAAAAATCTAAAGACGTCATTGCCTCACGAATCACTGTCCAAACCGAAAGAGGTTCATAATGAGCGACACATTAGAGCATTTCGGCGTCAAAGGTATGAAATGGGGCCGAAGAAAAGCTGTTGCCAAATCCGCTAGAAAAGCCGCAAAAAAAGCTTCCAAAACAACATCCGCAAAATGGAAGAAGAAATACGATTATCGATCCAGTATGAGCGATGATGATCTTAAAAGAGCTACTCAACGTATCAGACTAGAAAACGATTTTGCCGAACAGGTATCTAGAGCTTCAAAGTATGGTGGTAAGAAGAAGCGCGGAATAGGTGATATGATTAAAGACGTCGCAACGACAACACAAAATCTAAACAAATCACAAAAACAATTAGCCGGTATAGCAACGGCCACTGCAAGTGGAGTTGGATTAGCTTATAAATATAAAGATAAAATTCCAGATTTAGCTAAGGTTGTGTATAGAACAGCCAAAAAGACTAATGTCGGAAAGGCAGCTAGAGCTGCCGCACAATATCAAAAGTTACTTCCACCACCATCTAATTGGTAACTTCACATAGAGGTGAATAATGGTATTATCTAATAAAGCCTATCCGGAAGAATACTCAAAGTTTAAAGAGTCAGTACTTCGTGGTGAAATTCCGGTGAGCAGAACTATTTCGTTAGAAATGAATCGAATAGACTTTTTAATACAGTCTCCAGATTATTATTACGACGATCAAGCAATTCAAGGCTTCATTAGATTCTGCGAGAACGAAATGACTCTGACAGATGGTAGTGATGTTATATTATTACCATCATTCCGATTATGGGCCGAATGTGCCCTTGCGTGGTTTTACAAATCCGAAGATAAAGTATTCAACCCTGAGCGTGGACGATGGGAAATTAAGACAAGATTTAAACGTCTTGTAAATAAACAATACTTAATCGTCGGACGTGGTGCCGCGAAATCTCTATACGCAACATATATGCACGCCTATATGTTACTGATTGACCCAGCAACAACTCAACAGGTAGTCACTGCTCCTACGATGAAACAAGCGGAAGAAACGATGATGCCTTTTGTTACGGCGATCTCTAGAGCCAAAGGTCCATTGATTCAATTCATGACCAAAGGTTCTAAGATGACCGGAAACCTTAACCAGAAACAATTGCTATCTTCAACAAAGAAGGGCGTTGAAAACTTTGCTACGAATTCCATCATGATGATTCGTCCAATGTCAGTAGACAAACTTCAAGGTCTTCGCTGTAAGTACGCAACAGTTGACGAATGGTTATCTGGCGATATCAAAGAAGATGTCGTCGGAGCTCTAGAACAATCGGCTTCCAAGAATCCAAACTGGCTCATAATCGCTACAAGTTCCGAAGGGACTGCTCGTGATGGTGTCGGTGATACGATTAAGATGGAGCTTATGAACATTCTCGAAGGTCGGTATTTCAACCCACATGTGTCTATTTGGTATTACCGTTTAGATGATGTTAAGGAAGTTGCCTACCCAGAGATGTGGTTGAAAGCTAATCCAAACCTTGGAGCAACGGTTTCCTATGAGACATACCAACAAGAAGTCGACCGTGCAGAAATGCAGCCGGCCACAAGATCGGATACTCTGGCTAAACGTTTTGGTATTCCTGTGGAAGGCCATACATATTTCTTCGTTTACGAGGAGACTCTACCACATAGACCTCAAGACTTTGATGGGATGGAATGTGCAATGGGAGCAGACCTTTCAAAAGGTGATGACTTCTGTGCGTTTACATTTTTATTCCCGCTTGGAAGAGGTCGTTTCGGTGTAAAGACTCGTTCTTATGTATCTGAAGCTAAGTTGAAGAAACTCAATACAGCAATGCGAAACAAGTATGACGAACTCATTAATGAAGGAACTCTAATTGTTATTCCTGGCGTCCTCCTCGAGATGGATCATATATATGATGATATTGAGGACTTCATTTACAGTCATAGATATTCTGTATCTGCATTTGGATATGACCCGTATAATGCTAGAGATTTTGTCCAACGATGGATAAGATCAAACGGTGAGTATGGTGTTGAAAAAGTTATCCAAGGCGCTAAAACAGAGTCTGTTCCTATGGGCGAGATTAAAAACCTTGCTCGTGAACGATTGTTAATCTTTGACGAAGAGTTAATGAAGTTTGCAATGGGTAATGCCATAGCAATACAAGACAACAACGGTAACTATAAGTTAGCTAAGCATCGTCAAGACGAGAAGATAGATAACGTCGCCGCATTGATAGATGCGTGGGTCGCATATAATCGCAATAGAGATCTATTTGATTAACCAAAATGGTAAAATAAACTATGCTAATTCTACACGAAGGAGAACTCCTACACACAGACTCTTCCACTGAAATCCTTGAACAATACGGTGTGAAAGGAATGAAGTGGGGTAAACGTTTTAGATCTGCTGCTACGGCTGTCGCATCCAACGACCGCGTCCGCGCAACAGGTCGATATTTAAAAGATTATGGAAAAGAATATGCGAAAGTTGTTGGTAAATCATATACCAACCCACGTATTAGTAATAAGGCCGGCCGTTTAGCAACGATGCACGACTTAAGAAAAGGTAACCTTTCGTCTGCCTTACTTGTCCGAAACAAAGCCGCTGTTAAGCGTATGAATGACTACGTTGATGATCGTGTGGATCTTAAAGATAGACATAAGGCTAAACAGCGAAAAACAAAAGGTGTTAAAAATAAAGTAG